AATCTGCGCCGCCCTTGCTCTTAATCTCACCTAAAATTCTGCGCCGTAAAGCTCTGCCTGCCATTAAATAAACTCCAGTTTTTTTAAAATTTTACATTAAGCCTGCGCAGTAAGGCAAGGGGGGGGGTGGCGGGGGGCAAGCGTGTGCGTCGGATTATACATAAACAAACCCTAGCAAAATCTTTGGCGGGGGGGGGTAATTTTGCGCCATTATCGCATAATACGCATTATGTTAAATTTATTATGTAATGGAAACAATGACATAGCTATTTCTGGGGTATCAATGTCGCATATGAAAGCCCTTGGTAAAGCTTTTGGGGTATTGACGTACCCCACAAAATGATTTACTCGCGCGCGCCTGCGCTTTGCTGTCGGTGCGTCTTGCAGAGGACATATAGCACAACAGCAACTCAATGCATTGTCCTTGCATCTATTTTAAATATATCCTCGCTGTCCATTTCAATCAAAGCTTCCGCAAGGCTTTGCATCAACCTATTTGGGTCAGCATTATTTACCAATCTCTCACCTAAATAACTCGTTAGCATTTCAGTCTCATCCATCTGCTCTTCATTATCTTCACACTTTAAATTTAAAACTAATTTTAATTCGTATGCCATGCTTTCTCCAAAAAAAAGCCCACGTATTATTTACGCGGGCTTAGTTGTCGGAGTTAGCTGTTTCGCGGGTGGAAGATGCAAAACAGGTTTGGGAGGAAACAACCCCGCACGACCACTATACCCCACCAGAGAGCCTCACATCAAGTCCCCGCGTCTGACATTTCCGCACCCAGCGCCATATACCCACAACTGTCCACGCTCGAATCCCTATGGCCACCATTGCGCAGCCTCGCAATTTTGAGAAGCGCCATTAGGTGACACACGTCTGCGGCGCTAATATCACACCCCAAGTATGCACCAAATAATGCGGCAGTCGTTTCAAAGTTTTCTTTTGGCTGTCCGTAATGTATTTGGCGCGCACCATTGATAAGTTCACCAGCCTCAAGCAAAACGCTCGACCTTACATTTTCCGGCAAAACAATTTTCTTCTCAGTCGGTATAACCTTGTCGTTCATTTCTTTTTCCTTTTGTTTATCATTTCCGCTTTTCTAAATATTATCTTTCGTCTTTCATCCTCCGACCACTTGGGCAACGCAGGATTAAAGCGACGGCGGTTAGCGAAACCCTCAAGCTCTTCAATATCGCGGCAAGAGTTAAGCTTCTCATCAAACGTCCTCGCCTCACTCATATTAAACTCCAATCTGCCCATTGTAGGAATTGTAGGAATACCTAAAGGTATATTCCTACATTCATACACTTTATGGTTTCGTAGGAATTACTGTAGGAAAACGTATGAAACGTATGAATTGGCCGTCTAAGTCATTGTTTTTATTACAACCCCAATTCATACACTTTTCATACACTTCAGCATTTCCCCTCACTATCCAAAAACCACACAAATCCATCGTTTTGCACCAAATGTCCGGCACTCATCAGCGCATCAATCGCCTGCTTGTAGCTAGATCTTGGATTGCTGGCGTTCGTCACCTTACCCAAGAAATGGTTTCTGAGATCCTCTTCCTTTATCATCCAATACGTTCTTGGTTCTGGGAATCCAGCCCCCGCATGATTTGGCTGACCCACGCCCTCACCCCTAAGTTGGGTAAATGCGTTGCGCATGATAAGCTGGTTCTTGCCCTTTATCTTTGGCTTGCTGGCTTCGGCAATTTCACTCTCGCTGGCCTCATGGATGACACACGTTGTGACGGCATCTCCGTCCTCATCAATGCCAAGCTCAACCACTTTAAGCTTAAACGTAAAGACTGTTCCAGTTTCCATATCGCGCTGCTTGGTGGCTTTCGCTGTGCGCAGCCCCGTAACTTCGTCGTGTTCTAGCTCTATCTCAGAATCGGTAGCCGCACGAAGTGAGCTATGCCCACGCGCACCAGCGGCTTTATCCTTCCCCGAATGATGCACAATTGAGACGTGCGCCTTGGTAATAACCCTGAGTTTATCGCAATTCGAGATAACACTTGTCATCGCCTCTGGTGCATTCTCATTGCCGCCCGACATTGCGCGACTGAGCGTGTCAACTACGATCATTTTGAGTGGGCCGTGTCGTTTAGATATTTCTGCGCAAAGTTTTATGAGTGACGCCATGTCAACATCTGGGTCTAATAAGTTTACTGGAGACGGCCTGACAGCCAATTTAACGTTGTTCTGGTTAGGGTAATGCTGTTTTAGGGCTACGACCCTATTGTGGAACGCCATACCCCCCTCAGTCGCTAAATATAATACAGATCCGCCATTTACCTTACTGCCGTTCCAATCGTTATCTCCGCCGACGTGCCAGCCCATATCCAGCGCGAAGAAAGATTTGCCCACGTTTGATTGCCCGTAAATGACGGACATACCGCCCTCCGTCAGCCACCTCTTTATAAGGTAGTTCCTTGAGAGTTGCGGTACTGCATCCTCCGGCATAAATATTTGGTCCATCACGTTAGCGACGGTTAACGCCTTTCTGGTGGCTTCCCTGCCTTGGATGACCCACAGGTCTGAGAAATCCCAGCCCTCCTGCTCTGGTAAAATATATTCCACGCCGTGTTGCTCAAACGTAGCTTCACACGCCTTACGGCCCGCCTCGTCGTTATCTCCGGCAACTACAAGCTCACACTTGGGTTTTGACTGAGATATTGCATCAACCACTGACGGTATATTATTTGCGCTCAATGCAAATATTGCGGGTTTGTCTGTGGCTTCGTGTATTGTCGCCGCATTTGCCCACCCCTCAGTGATGTAAGCGAAATCCTTAATTGGGCCACCTATGACGCTAAAATGACCCGCCACGGGCATATTATAGCTAAACTTCTTATCGCCCTCCGCGTCGATATACTGGTAGCCGACGCGCTTACCCGTCACATCTATGATAGATATTACAAGTTTATCGCCTTCGATTTTTGCATTGTGCAGGCTGAGTTTCTTTTTTTGTAAGTATGGATGCTTGGACATATCGTTACTTTCCGGCCAATTGATTGGCTGCACTGCAATTTCTGGCGGCTTACTTGATTGCGTCGGCCACAAAGACATATCCTTTAATTTGTCTTTAATTGCTTTATAGTCTTGGCATTTCCTGCAATTTACTAAAACTTCACCATTAAATTCTTTAATCCAAAACCTATCCACGCCGGAACAATTTGGACACGGCCCATGAAATTCTCCCTGACTTGTTTTTTTTAATTCTAGGCTTGATATGATTGGCTGGCTATATTCCGACCAATACGCAATGGGGAACTTGCTTTCTTTAATTGATTTTGCTACCATTTCCCTGCTCCTTTTTTTCATGGGTTTTTAGGGGCGCTCCTGTTAATATGCCCAGCGAATGGACACGCTGGGCATATTTTCATTTAAAACGGGATTTCGTCATCAAGCTCCACGCTGCTTTTCGCAACGTCAGAAACCACACCATTTTCCTTTGGCACCGCAAAAGGGTCTTCCTCCTGTTTAGCCACGTAACCACCTTCGATTTGGTCAAACGGATCTGTACCCTGCGCCAACTCTTGAAGCTCTAGCACTTGCACCGCGCGCAATCTCAGGCTCACACCATTTATTGATCCTGTGTTGTATGGAACAATTGTCACCGCCAGATTTATTTTACTGCCGGAAGTTAACATAAAATCGTCTGGCAGTTTATTTCTTGCGGCGTCAACTTGCTTTGGCGCCTGAGTTTTTTCTCCGCCGTAGCTGCCCTTTAGCTTTGTCTTACCGACAACCCTATCCTCTTCATCACGCTTATACGGCAAATAGGTTGGCTTCTCAGGCCACTTACGCTTGGAATCAAGCGATGCTGCGTTTCTGTAAGACTCCATGCATATGTTGTGCAGGTCTTTTGCCGTGGCATCGTCCATAACGAATGAAGTTTCATACGCGGCGCCGTCGTCCATTGGGTCACATTTAACAGAATTATTTTCTGCATTATCGAAACGATAGGTTGAGTTTAATCGCGGATATTTTGCGAAAACATTGGTAATCATATGTTGCATTTTGCAACTCCTTCTTGGTTTTGCGTGGCACCCCCACGCTGGGATCTCTTAAAAAGAATTTTCACTTTCCATCCACGCGGGCAGATGAATTGTGTTTATGTCTGGGTAGCCAGTTCCAAAATCATTAGTGTCAATGGCATTTTTCATTTTTATAAGAGTTTCAGTAACTCTGTTGTGCGCGTGTCTCAAATACATCTCACTCAGTTCATGGCAGGCGATTACGTGCGGCTTATCCTTTTCAATACAAATAAAAATGAAATTTTTAACCTTAATATTATTTAATCTTAAAATATGTAAATATAGAGACGCCTGCAAATCATACCCGAACGATCTGACGGCTCTTTCAAACCCTCGCGGGCTGGCATCTTGGCAGGTTTTAATGTCAATCACAATACCGCTATTCCTCAATAATCCGTCCGGCCTCGTTTTGAGTGGAATATCAATATCTGGGTCGGTTGCAAAAAATGATGCTTCCGCCAGCAAATCATCGTTGGTTAACAAGTGATTTGCCATCTCATTTTTTAGGCAAGATTCCGCCATATCTGATGCGAGGTCGAAGTCAGATTCAGTGAGTAATATCTTTCCAGTGTTATCGGCTTCCTCTTTTAGCTCCGCCCAAGCCTTTCCGCGCCGCGTCTCCGGCCCGCGAATAACTAAATCTTTTTCGGGTTCCAATAAGAGTGCATGAACACTGGAGCCAAGGTCAAAGGCGTGGCTCTCTTTTCTTACGTTGCCAGCCCAATGCGCTAAACTTTTGTTGCTCACCATTTTTACATCAGTTGAGGAAAACGCTGGATCTTCGTGGTACTGTTCATTTGACATGGCGTCTGATTTTATAATTGTCATATCTCGCTCCCTAGATAATTTTAAATTCTGAAATTGGTATGTGGGTTACTGGTTCTACGTCCTGCCAATCCCCACGATCTTTCCTACCGCCCACCTTGGTAAGCCATTCCTTATTTGGCATTCGCACCCAGCCCATCTTGTCAGTCCACTGCACAAGTAAAATGCAGTTAATGCCAAAATCTCTGTACTGCGCTGCGGAAAGTATTTTGGATAGTGAAATCATGTAAGTTGGGTAGGCTTCCATTTTATTGTTTCTGCATTTCACCTCGACAAAGCTGGTGGCAAATTTATTTCGGGTGACGCAGAAATCCATCTTATACTGAATTGGAAGTTTAACGTAACCCGCACCACCACCAAAATTTTCAATAAACTTTTCGATGGCGTTTATTTCTTTGCTGCGGTCTAACCGCGTTTCGTATAACGTCCTGTTCACGACATGAGTTCCCGCACAATAAAACAGAACGCAGGAAAATCAACTTCCACCCTATAATCTTCACCGCCCGCCATAATTGAATTGAGGGGTATGACGCAACGAATTGGCTTGCGATCATATTTGTAAATCAGGCAAGGTATTTTGCCCTCACGATCTGCCGCAAATTTAACTTGATCCCACCACGCAGGCGCTCCACCGATTGGCGCGTCTTTGTAGCGTTTCAACTCAAGTGTAAACGGAAAGTCTGGATCGTCTGGAATTAAATCAGCGTGGCCACCAGTTCTATACTGTTCGAGATCTCTTTTGAACTTTATGCCTGTCTCATCGAAGAGGTATGATGATACCTCACGCTCAAATCCGGCGCCCTTGTTTCTACTGTTAACCATCAGTCGGCCCGTGGCTGCTTGACTTCGACACCCTGATCCGCAGCCATACCGATTGCGGCGACACGCACAAACGCCGTGAAACTTAGACCCATCTTTCGTGCGGCATCAGTGATTGCGTCGTGCTGCGTCTCACTAAGACTAATTAATATCTTTTTATCGTACATAAATCTTCCCTTCCATCAAACAATATATTTTTTATATATTGACACAACCGCTAATTGTTTTTTCTTAATTTTGGACGTTGTTTGTAAGAGTTCTGCATTAAATCAGTTTGCCTGCACCGCGACATTGATGATTTATAATTTTCATAAATTATTGGATAAATTTTATCACTCGCGGAGTAACAAGTTTCCATATCTCTAAAATAAATATAACTATGAATTGGGTTTTCCTCGACATAGTAAGTTAAAATTAAAACGATCCAATACATTACTTATCTTTCCAATAAATCCAGCGGTGCTGTTTCTTACCGCGCCCATAGTTTTGATCGACGTTAACCAAACGTCTTTCACGAATAATCATGTCATTATCCACCAATTTGTTTAGGTAGCTGCTGGTGCGTGACACACTTTCACCGACCAGTGCCGCAACTTCAGTCGATGACAATTCTGCTTCGTCAGGAAACACATCCAGCAATCTTTGCATTTGTTTTTTATTATATTTTTGCCGTTGAATTTCAGCAATTTTTACACTTTTGCTAATAAACTCTTTCCCATTAAAGTTTTTTGGAAAGTGGTCGTGTTTTTTATCGAGCCAAGTATTACGCTCGTACTCAAGCATTGCCCTGCCAAGATATTCCTCTCTTTCTTGTTTCGATTTCGTTGCCGCGCAAAGCCGTATCAGTTCAGCTTTAATATCTTGTAAACTTCTTCTTTTAACATTTTCTGTATTTGCTTTTGCTCTTCGAGACTTTGGAAAAAGTTCGGTCTGCCGCGCATCTCCGCCTGCATCAACATGATGTCCGTCGTGCGCTCCAATCTCGCAATTAACATTTTTACTTTCTGATTTTTTGACATTTCTTTTAATCCTTTTTGCATTAAATTGAATATTATGTTTTTTAGATATTCTGTGAATTTTACTTGAAGTTTCAAAAAACAATTCTGCAATTTGAGTTTGTGACAACCCAGCACCAGCGGCCATTTTAATTTGCTCAACAAATGTTTCTTCATCAATATGGGTCATTATTCATCCTCCTCCAGAGGCTCTATTTGCCCCACACCGTAACAGTTTTCACATTCAGTTTTATAATCCTCATATTCTGGAAAAGGATTATTAAACCCTTGGGCGACAACGCGCTCATATGTTGCTTCACCTTCTCCAGAGCATTCTGGGCAATCTATTAATTTAATTTTAAGCATTAACTTCTCTCCCGTTTAAATTGGTTGCCCAAAGAATAGTGACACTACTAACGCGGCAACAAGCGCAATGGCTCCCACGAGTTCTGCCGCTGGGTTTTCTTCAAGTCGTTTGAAAAACTTTTTCATTAAAACTCCTCCTCTTCTTGCAATAAAATAGAGTGGCTCTTAAAAACCATGTCGGTCCAATCATCACCCTCAACGTCAGTTAATAAGGTTGTGAAAACGTTGACGCCATCAATCTCTGTCGTAATGTTTTCCATTGCAAACATTATCCCAGCGATAAAAGCTTGATTGCATCTTTTATTAACAAAGTTTCTAATCTCGCAATCGCCAGTTAACCAATCGCCAGTTATCTTTTTATCAGCGTGTTTTTCTGCAATCTCAAAAATGTTTTCATCATTAATTTCAGTTAAATCTATTGTCGTAGATGCCATAATTACGCCTCCTCTTTCTCACCAAATATTGCCCGAAGAAGCTTTTCCTCTGGAGTTGGCAAGGCTTCAATTTTTAAAACTTTGTAAGTGTAAGCAGTAATAGACGTGTCTGTAAGCCTATTTTGGGGCAGCGTTTTGATAAAATCTGTTGCGCTGGCTTCGTCAACAAAAGTTTTTTGCAAATCTTTTCTAATGGTTTTCACAATTTTAATTATGTTTGGGTCATATACCATCCTGCCGTTATACCAGCCCTGTTTAAAGTCAAAATTATCTGAGTTTTTAAAAAGCTTAGTGCTTGAAGCATGTATTGCGTATCGAGTAGATGCCATCAGGCTTCCTCCTCAATTTTGCTAAATGATTTAAGTGAACATTCCTCACTTTCTAAGTGATACACTTTGTAACTGTGGCAATTATCAGTGAGCAAAAGATCTGCATCTTGATAATCCATATACTCACCTATGTGATGCTCATAATATTCATCCTCAGTGCATTCCGGCTCATCCATTGGATCATCTAAGGTTTCAATTTCATTTTCGTGATATGATCCGTAGCTTGCATCCACAAACTTGATCACGTCATCCATGTTGATGGAGCATTGCACTGTGTAAATTTTTACATCAGTCTTTTCGATTGTTACGGCAAGTTCCATTACACTGCCTCTATAAATTTAGGGTTAACGACTTTACCTTCAAAGCCAATTCGATCAAACCAATCAGTCAAAGATTGCTCAACACAATGCGTGGCATCATTTTTAATAACTTGGTTGTGGTTTTTAGTGTATTCTTCATCATAGCATTCAGCGTATGATTTTGGGTCAACATCAATTGTAACGCTTACTTTAATTTTCATTTGGATTTTCCTTCTGGACAATAAGTTAAAGGGGAGCCGAAGCCCCCCCATCGATTATGCATATTCAGCATCTTTGGCAGCGTGGATACGATCATACACGGCCTTACCATGCTCTGGGCCGGACACACGCCGCCAGCAATGGCTGTGAAACTCCTCATGGTTAGAGCAACTAAGAGCAACACCAATGACAAACTCACAGTTAGGACCTAATGCTAATTGACGCTCGAGATTTTCAATTGTTACTCGTTTCATTTCAAACTCTTTGCCCTCAGCATCAAACATTGTTACTTGTTCCATTTTAAATTTCCTCCTGTTTATATGCCTAGTATATATATTTTATATACTATTACAAGAGGTAAATTAGGAGAAAGAGTTAAAAACTTCTTTCATTGATGTTTTTTCGTTTAAAAACATAGCAGGTTTAAGGCGTGTTTGGAATTTTTGTATTATTGGACTGTCTCCACGACAAAAAAATATATTTTCAAAATCTAATACAACAAAAGCCCAAACATCTGATCTTTTATGGTTTTTTATAGTTTTGGTGTGAAATGAGTAAGACCTACGTCCGGCGGGAGGTGCGGATGCAGTTTTTATTTGCAGCGTTAGTATTAAGCCATCAATTGTTTTAATGTAGGCATCGTCAACACTGCCGTGTATTAAATTGCACTTATGACCATACCTCGAAATCCTGCTGAGTGCCAAATACTCACCAGCGCGCCCAATACTCGCGCGGGCCAGTTGATCGTGCATTTAAGCACTTTCTAACCAAGTATGGATTTTTGTGGTTTGGTATATCCTATCGTCGATTCCGTGATAACCACCATTCACACGCTTTGTTATTGCACGAATAACTTCACCATCAACACCAGTATCCGCAATCTTGTACAACCCGTTAGTGTTAAAAAACCACACAGCCGTTTCAAACGCGTATTCTTCTTCTAGCAGTGAAGGATCTTCTATAACCTCCGGCAAACCCATATCAGAAGCAAATGCTTTGACGTTGTTGTATCCCGTCAATTGTAAAAATCCGCGCCCCAAGTAGAGGCTGGCTTTTTCTTTCGTATCATTGCCCATACGCCCAAAGTACACGTTTTCAGCTAAAGCTTTTGGATTGCGCGCAAATGGCTCCGCGCTTTCCTTGGTGGGAAACCGACGCGGCCAAACCCGCATCATAGCCTCGACAGAGTAACTTAGGTTTTCTTTTGTTAATTTAAACCCGCCGGATTCGTGGTGAGCCTGCCCCATTAAATGCGCGGCGCGCTTGTTAGATAATTCGTAATGCTTGGCGATTGCGCGCGCCGTATTTGGCCCAAACGAATTATCGGCAGAAACGCCAATCTTCGTCTGTAATTTTCGCATTGCATTGCTCATTTTCTTTTCTTTGCCGTTTTTGCAGCAGCTTTAAATGCGCTTGCTTTGGGTGCGCCTTTAGACCCAACTTTACGCATTTTTTCATTAGAACCAGCTTTAATTCTTGCACGTTTTTTATGAATATTTGAATACAAACTCATTTACTTTCCTTTTTTTATTCTAGTTTTTGCCTGTGCTGTTTTTGACAATCCACTATAATGAAATAATTTTTTACTAGCAGGCGTATGTGTCTTGCCTGAGTGCAACGTACCATTTTTCATTTTATGCGTAGCACCAGTGTAAAGTTTACCGTTTGCTGTATAGTGTTTTACACCTTTCATTTGTTTCTCCTTTCCTAATTACCACTTAACTTTATTAGCCCAATACGCCGCAGACATTTTTCCTTTAGCGATATTACTTGCGTGGCGCGCTTTAAATGCTTTGTTTCGGGCTGTTCCATCTTTCGAACCAGACACACCCTGCTGGCCAAATCTAATGGTTTTTACCATGTCGCCGGACCTAGCGACGACAACGTGTGACTTTGTTTTGTGGTTAGGTGTGCGCTTGGGTTTGTTAAAACCAGACACACCAGCCCGCGCTAATCTAGGATCTTCTTTCATTACTTGCTTACCTTCTTAACTTTTTCAAAACTTCTCATTCCGGCCAGACCTAACATACCTGTTAAGATCGGCATCATAACCGACATTTCTGCCTGCGGAATTATAAAACCAAACCCCGCACAAATAGGAGATATAAGAAAGTTAACCATCAAGCCTAGCACACACACATAGCCACACAGAGGGCGCCACGATGCTTGAAACCAGTTTCCCTTAGCCTCTGCTGTATTAACCGCTATCTGCGCCAGCATAGCCTCCTGCGCGTGTCTGTCAGCCATCGTACTTAGATTGTGGGCTAACTCCGCAGCTTTATCTTTGTCTTGTATGAATTTGCCAGCAATTTCTGTGGCTGGGCCAATTAAGCTTGCAATAATACTCATCTCTTAGATCCCAGCGCAGAGAACCCAAAGAACGCAGCAACAAGTCCAGAAATTGCTATGAAGTATGTAGGGGCAATATCTGCTAACAATTGACCCGTAGTGTCGTAACCAATGAGATCCGCAGCAACAATGCCAAATGGGTAAATCAACAAACCAAACAAAGCAAACCACGTCATTTTGAGTTGTGCATCTCGTTTGTGGTCAGCGTCTTCCATGCGCAGGCGACGATCCTCTAACATCAACTCACGTTCATCTGGATCAATCTTGCCGTTACTGTTCAAATCATATTCAGTCATCTGTTAAACTCCTCGCGTAATCAATCGCGCAATTTTTGTCTCGCGTTATTATAACTACTTTTCCACGTTTGTCATATACAACGTATTTTGTTTCCCTCTGAAATAATTTCACTCACCATTTGCCCTGCGATTTTCCAATAAACCAAAGTATGCCACCAAGAATAGAAGCACCAATCAATCCAAAAACTATTATAATTGTTGTATTAATTAAATTGTCTATGGCTTCTTTTTTCGCATAAACCAAAGCTCTTTGTTGTTTTCTCTGGTCAGCCTCTATTTTAAGAATTTCTTTCCATGCAGAAGGGCCGTACACAAAACTAATGTGGTTCTGTAATTCAGTTCTCATTTCTTTTAGTTTTTGTTTTTGTGACCATATGTCGAGCGCGTTGGCCTCTGTGTTAGAAAACAATTTATGATAAAGTGACGGGTTTTTAGATTGTTTCTCAAGGAAATCTATATCAGAAGAAGCTTTAGCAAACTGAGAAATTGCGCCAGTAAAGCTAGAAATTTCCCTCCCAACTTCAACAGCTTTTTTTATTCCATTGTAGCCAGCGGTGGCAGCGGCAATACACGAGATAGGATCAATCATTGCCGCGCCCTTTCAATCTATCTTTCTAGCATTCGGTCCATTTTAGAGTCTAGTGCGTCGAGCCTTGCAATCACACGATCCATTGCAGTGTTATTGTCAGGTTTAGTTACATATTCTTCTCTCGTTTTATTGATTAAAATTTGGAGCCGCTGAAGCTCCAAAATATAACCACGCAAAACGAAACCCACAAACGCTATGCCTAAAGTTAAAATTGCACTCCAGATCATATCCATTTCCATTAGTAACTACCCTGCCAGACGCGTAGGTCGCTAAATTCGTTGCTCATTAATTTCTTTTTTAACACATCTTTGATTGCTTGTGTATCCGTCCACTCAACACCAGCTTCCTTTAACCACACACCCAACAACGCAAAATCAACATGACCAATGTGCTTATAATCAGACCCAAAACTATTTTGCGTAATTTCACGCGCGTGGGCCGCGTCTTTAAGCATTTGAGAACCGTCAAAGGTTTTCTTGATGATCATATTATCACCTTCAAAAGAAACCTTTTCTGAAATTTTAGTTGATGTATTAAGACTCATCCCAAGCCTCATTCACATCTGGTGTTGACGGGTCATCGCCCTTGAGAGTGCCGTCTGCATTGCGCGCACGTTTGCGCTTCGTGCCGATTTTCTCAGTGGCTTTGGTGGCAACCTTTTTAACTGCCCGCGCAACCTTTGGCGCCTCACTCACAGTTTCTAAAATTGTTACCGTATCGCCGCGCAGTGAGTTTAATTGCTCAACTTCACTTTCCGGCAGAATGACAGTTTCACCTTTTTCTATTCTACCCTTGCTGCACAGAATTTTAATTCTGTTAACTATAACTTTTTGCATAAATAACTCCTAAATTGAAAATAGGGGCGACTATTGCCGCCCCTAAAATTGTTATATTATGAAGTTGTGTTATCTGCAATAATTCCAGACGCAGCTTCATTTTTACAGACTAATGTAAGTTCTGTAGTAATTTGTCGAGTTGTGTTGTCACCCGTTTTTGCCAATGCAACATTTTTGGTTGGACGCAGCATTGCGACTTCCCACATATTATCCTGCATTATGAAAACGTCACGCGAACGATTTTCACGACTTGGCATAAACTCTACGCTTCCCCAAGGAGTTACATAGACAGCCAATGACTTAACAACACGCTCGTCGCCAGCTTGCACTGATGAACGCTGGTTATTGTTACCAGTGAAGCCTAGAGCAACGTTCATCTGGAACGCTGATAGATACACTGTGTCTGGCTTGCCGCCCTCTTCCCAAATTGACTGCATAACTGTGTCAAATTTAGCCTGAGTAAACGCTGTAGGAGCGCCTGAGTCGGTACGTGCGTTGCTGCCTGTTCCGTTAGGATTAGCACCAGAACTTGCAGAAACAAAGTTCACGTTGGTGGTCATCCAAGCTGGAGCGCCTGCAAGTTCCCTTGCAGTTGTAGCATTACCAGCGACTTTAGCGTTATTGTCGAAAAGTGCTTTTTCGATGTCTAACTTTTGCTCTTTGGCGATCAGCAAGGTCTGATATGCAATTTCACGACTTTTACCCGCGAGATTAAGACCTTCATCTGTATCAGGAACCACGACTGCATTTTTGAAGATTTGAGTTGAATTGTTCAATCTTGTTGTTGCAGTTCGAGCTTCAGCAGTTGTTGCGTCACCCTCAATATGTGCGTTAGCTGCACTGCTTCTCAGCGAAGCCGTCTGCCACTCTACCAAAGTGTTGCTGGCAGATGTTTTTTTACTTTTGCTGTAAAATGGAGTTTCCTCCGGCGACACGTTATGGATCACGTCTGAGAGATCCTCACGTATTGAATTGACTCCATCATAGGAGTCAAAGGTATTTGATGGCTGTGCCATTATTTTGTCCTTTCAAGACTACTGGTTTAAGATCAAGCTCAATGCATCATCGATTGAGCCAGTTTTCTGCAAGCGCGTTTGCGCTTTCTTACGAGCCACAGCATCTCCATCTTTACGCTTGGCCACACCAGCCTTAACAACGGGACGAACATTCTCGCCCTTCTTCTGCGCTTGTTTGCGCTTCGCAACCAGTTGCTTATATTTACGTGCGTCATTTAACGCCCGCACATATCTGCTATCCGTAACCATTTGCATCTCTTCGGCAGTGAAGCCATATTCAATGCCAGTTTCTACGAGAGCCGATTTAACTTTATCACTGCTCTCAGGGTTACCCAATTCTGGAATATGCTTCACAAGAGATTCAGCTTGCTCTTGCAGATACGCTTGATGCGCCTGCGCCTGCTGCTGCTGCTGTTGATGCTGCATTTGTTGGACCTGTTGCATTTGGGAGTCATATTGCACCTTATCCTCATCGTATTTAAGTTTTTGCTCCATGAACCCAATGGGATCATTTTCAAATAACTCTCTAGATGGTGGGACGGGTGCCTGCACTCCGTTTTGTTGTGCTTGTTGGTATAGCTGCATAAATTGTTGTTGCTGCTGTTGCAATGCGGCTTGAGTTTGCTCAGTTTGCTTGCGCATCTCAGCAACCTCTTGGAACCGCTTATTAATTGCCGCTTGTCCCGCAGCAGATTGCTTGAGCTGATCCAGTGTCCAATTCTCTTCTTTTCCGTCAACTTTGACGGGGATAAGATTGGTGTCTTCAGTAGCTTCTACTAGGTCTTCGTCGTCAATTTCTACATCATCAAGATCATCAAGATCTTCGCTGGATGCCTCAACGTCATCTTCGCTTTCAGTTGCAGCCTCAACTTCCTCGACCTGATTTTCATCGGGCGCGGTAATTTCGTCTACAGCTTTACTTAGATTATCTTCTCCAGATTGCTCTGGGAGTGGTGTCAGCAGGCTTTCTGCTGCTGCTTCTAGGGTAGTCGATTCCATCGGTACTACTTCCTTTGTTTGCGATCTAAAAGCGCCTCTGCCATAACAGCGGCGTCGAGGGTTGCTTCGATCTGATCTAGCGCGCGCATTATTGCGTGTGCCTCTTCGCGCACGTCCACTTCGGACGCACTGCTGCCCGCAAAAATCGACATTTGATTCTCGCGGACACTCTGCATAAAAGTCTTAAACGCGGTATCGTTTTTTAAACGGCGCGCTTCATCAGCCTCTATGCGGATTTCCGTACTCATTGTGGCTGCTGCCCTTGAGCAATTCCACCAATCATTCTCATTTTATCCTGTTCAGCTTGTATCCTAGCAACGTCTACCGCAGTTCCGTATTCACCGTAAACCTTTGCGGCGTCTACCAGAAGATCTTGCGCCATTTGATCTCGCTTCAAATCATCATTGGCAGCAGCTTTTTGTGCGTCCAGTTGCAGCTTGGCCATATCTGATTGCATCTTAGATTGAGCTTTCATTTGCTCTGCCTGCAAGAATGCAGCATTTGGATCTGGTTGCTGCCCTTGCGCTTGCTGCGCCTGCTGTTGCATTTGCAACATTTGCGCCTCAATCTCTGGCGTTATTGGCGCAAAATATCTGTCAGCATTTCGTATTCCGGAAACAGTTAATTGGTCTGCCAATGTGTTTCTAATGTTTGTGAGTGAAACCAAACCATTTTGCGGGCCGTAAGTTTGATATACCATTGTTTGCATTTGCAGGGCTTGGCCAAGCGCGGCAACCTTTTCCGCCTCGCGCCCTGTGCCAAGACCCACATTAATGGCAACATCCATAGACTGATCCCAAACGCGTGGGTCAACGGGAATGAACATACCATTCATTCTCATCATCTTTTCCTCGTCTACGTTCTTGCTCATTAATCTCAGCATTATTCCGAATAGGTCTTTCACCCCATCCGCAAGATTTCTCACCATAACCTCAACCTGACCAGCGGCAGCCTCTACAGTCGCCTGCACAGCAGCCTTAGTTGTTGACTGCATGGCGTCAGGGTTTAGGGCTACGTTCTGCGTAACACCTGTTTTCTGGTCTACTACACTGTCTAAGTAAGTGAGCGCGCTCAGTGTTTGTCCGGCAACAAATGGCACTGACAAGTCTTGCACTGCGCCAGCGGTACGCATTCTGACAATGGCGCCAATTTCATTATTTAGCACATCGTCTATGTTTACTGAATCGCTAATGATACCAATTCTTGGATTATTCGTCATTGCTACATTATCTAAAATGCCACGCATTATCGAAGTAGCTGCGTCTTGGTCATCCATAATTAAATCAGCTAATGACTTGCCGTAAAAAGTGTGTGGCTCTGGGTCAATCTCCATTTTGGCAAACGGCAACTCATCGCACCGTTCAAAATCAAGCATTTCGTAACTCGTACCGCCGCATATTATTTTATGCAAAACTGGTACACCAGTTCCATCCACATCAATCCGCATAAAGGCTTCTGAGATTGTCACGTTTTTCATTGCCGGATCTTGTTCATCTTGATCAAAATCACTGTCAAATCCTTGGCGCTCATGTGCTTCAGCCTCAGTCATTTCTGAGCCACTATCAAAGCTATCAAGGTTTGTAACAACGTCTGGATCAAAGCCCATTTCAATTACATCTCCGGCGCGCATTTCTGTGCGATGCACAACCACATACGCGTCGGATAGCATACGTGCGGATCTATCTATGAAGAACTCTTCGGGAGGTACGCTTTCAATTACTAACTCGCCGTCTTCCTCCTGCCGACTGAGTTTGACACTGTGGGATGGCATTTCAACTTCCATACCCATTTCATCCATTGACAGTGACATTTCCATTGTATGCTCAAGAACGGTAATGTCATCTTCAGCCACCAGAAAAGTATATTCATCGTCAGATAAATCTGTGTACGTGTGAATTTCTGCGCGCGGCGTTGTCTTCCAATATGCTTTCACAATACCTTGCTTTTTAATTAACGCGTCGTGGAAAGCGTCATTTAAAACGCGGTAACCGTTTAGCCTAGCAAATTCATGTTGCATAAACTCAGTAGCTTGCTCCGCCATTGCTACATCTTCTGCACCATTTGGAACGTATTCCACTGGCTTTGTGGAGCTAAGAAAAATGCGCATTAAACTTGGTTTTACCGCACGTACGGTATCACGTACTTTTGTGGCTACAACCTTACTGCGACCATCCTCGTAACCTAAATCAACTTCGCCGTCGTAGTAACGTTGTGATTTTATTCTGATTTGGCTTATCTCAGACTCCACAAAATCCACGGCAGATGATATGGCATCCTGCACAATGCTCTCAACCTCAGTGCGTGATTTTGGTTTTAATTCCATTTTACTATCCTATTGTGGCTGGTTCATTCTATTATAATTATTGTAAACATCCATTGACATAATTGGTGCCGCGCGTTGTGGGCCAGCTTGAACGAAATTTGCTAAAGACTGAACCCTTGATTGGAGTTGCGCCAAGCCACTTTCATCTCTCAACGCTCGACTCACGAAGTCAGCATCTTCAGATATTAAAACATCTACAACTTTCTTTCTATCTGCGTCGGATAATTGCGGCGCGGCCCTTTTCGTAATTTTACCAAGTAACCTCAATAAATTCATTGGATTTGGAGACGAAATTGCTTCTGCTATTTCACCAGCGCCAATATCCATTCCCTGACGTGCTTGCAGTGAACTTGTAATAGCAGTGTCAGATCCACCTAAAACCTTTGTTGCCGCAGCTTGAGATCCAGCGGCACGATTAATTATAGACATAAGATCATCTAACTGGTCTTCCGGCATAACAATTTTAAGTATTTTGCTTTCTTTTCTCTCAGAGTCTGCCAAGGCTCCCATTAAACTTTTTCTGGAACCCATACCCATTTTATTCCTAAATGCCTGCATAACTCCAGCGCGGTATGCTTTCACAACCTCTGGACCATTTTTCATTACTTCTGCAAATTCAACCTCAACGGCGTCAGCATTTTTAGATAATGCGGATTGTCCATTTTTAAATGCTTCGCGCGACAAGCGCACAACACTTGCCTGCGCCCTCGTAGCTTGCAGCCCTTCGGCAGACTCATCAAGCCTAGTCCTCAAGCCACCTTCTAATTCAGATATTGCTTCCCCAGAAAGACCCTGACCAGCCCTATATCTGGCTGACGCAACACCCTGTAAAGCCCTACGCACCGACTCAGCTTCCGATACAGTCGGTGGCCTATTAAATGTAACTTCACCACTCTTCGACACTGAGAAAAAAGGCTTCTTACCAGTTTCGGCAAGAAAAGCCTCTTTAACCTCATCCGCAGCGGATGGAACCCTGCGCAATGCTTCAGACAGTTCGTTCAAAACTTCTTGCGGCGCAACTTGCGTTTTAAATGGTTCGTAAGCAGTTTTCTCCGCCGCCCTCGCAGCTAAGTCATCTGCGCTCATAGCGCGCAACACGTTTGGATCATCAAATTGAGATAAGTTTTGCTGCATCCCTGTTAGCGCAGCTTTGCGTCCGGCTTCTGGGCGCCGTTCAAGTGATTCACGCAATGCCGTTGCTGCGGGGCCACCAGTTGATCTAAACCCTCTAACGGCGTCTAAGAGTGTTCTATTCTCCGCCATTATAGTTCCGTTAGAAACGTCCTCAACAATTTCGTCGATACTTTTACCGCTTTCGGATGCTAAACGCTGCAATTCAGTTTCAACAATCTTTCCGCCACGCCCGCCTAACCTCCTGCGGGCAAAATCAATAACGCCAACTCCCAAGCGCTTGATAGGCTCAGTCACGGCAAAAGTTCCTGCGCCTAAAACTGCGCCTGCTGGCGCACCAATAACGCCACCAGTTAAACGACTTCCAAAGTCTTCGCCTTTACCTGCGCCAGTGAGTGCGCCCTGCGTAGCTCCAACAGCAGTTGCACCAATAAGGCTTTTTGGCATTGTAGTTCCCGCAACTTTTGCAACTTTTGCAATAGTAGGATATTTTGAAGCTAAATTTGCAAACGTTGCTGCACCCGCAGCGCCGCCAGTAAATATAGCTCCGATAAGGGCTGGGAGAGCAGCGCCACCAACTTCAAAACCTAAAGACTCCATTGGGTTATCTTCTTGGTAATCTTTCAAAGCACCCCTAACCTCAGCAACCAACTTATCATACTCTCCGCTTCCTATAGACCTAATCCTAGCTTCAATTTCGTCTGCAAAGCCAAATGTAACGCCCTGCAAAAAAGTACGAAAACGTTGCGTTGGGACTTCGGTTGATCTATTAAGATATTTTGTAAAATCAACCATTATTCAAAACTCCCAGTTTCCATAAAGTTTCTACGTTCTTCCTCTGATGCTTGGCTCCATATCCTCTCCCAGACGGCTTGCGTTAATGGTTCCCCATCGGCACTGGCGCCCTGCGGCATTGGAGGTATAGGCATAGGCTCAAACTCAGGCGCAATTTCTGCAAGTTCTCCACTATACCCAAATTGAGGAATAACTTTTGCGGGGTCAAAGCCACGCGCTACTGCTACAGATGAATATGTATCATAAATAGGTTGGGACAAATCCGCTTGGGCTTTATACAGCCTAGTTGCGCGATCAACAAAGTCTGCGCGCTGGCTTGAAGAAAGTCTAGTTCCCTTTTCAATTTGATCGACTGCTGCTTGAATGCGGGCGCCCAGCGCACCTGATTTTGCAGCAGCAGCAAATTCGCTTTCACGAACCACTGATCCGGGGTCGAGAACCTTCATGTAGTTAAAGATTAATGAAAGATCACCAGCGGGGCTTGGATCTTTAGCGGAAGCCACAATACGAGTGTAAGCTTCTGACACATCTGAAAAGTTTTTAATTCTAGGTAAGCTTGTAAATTCTTTACGCAAAGCCTGAGCGTCTTTGAAATCACCCCCAACTGGTGGTGGCCCCTCCATTCTCTTTTTTAAAACTTCACTCATAACAGCCGGAGCCATTGCCGGATTATTTTCCACAACAGTGGCCAGTTCCGCGTATCCATTTTTACGAAGCCACTCAACAGTCTTATTAGCCTGAGATAAAGCCATCCTCTGAGCGCCGCGCTGACGTATTGCCTCACCACCCCTCATCCTTGGCATAACAAGAGGATCAAGAGCCGCAGCAAAACTTTCCCCGCGACTTAAACCCGTCTGCGGATTTACTTGCCCCATATAATCCAAAACTCCACCGAACATAGATTTAGATCTTGGCGCTGGCATTGGCATTGGCATTGGCGCTGGAATTGGCTGGTTAACTGGAGTGCCTAAAGAAAAATTACTGGCGCTATTCATCGGATTGTTTCTACCCAGATTTGGAAAACTTAATGCCATCTTATCGTCTTTCTTATTTACTAAAATTTAGGTAATTGAGCGAAGGATTGTAAGTAACTGAATAAGCCCGGATTATAAGTGTCAGTTGTGGTGGATTGGCTTGGCGTCGCCCCAAGTGCAGCCAGAGGCGCCCCAAGTGCAGACATAGGCGCACCAGTGTACCCAGAATATTGGCCCTTCGCGGCGTCAATGAGCGCTTGCTGTATGCCCTGCTGCAATAATCCCTGATTTGCTTGGTCTTGCTGTATTGAGCGACCAATATCAAAAGCTTGCCCCCCATACCCGCCAAGTCGGGCGCCAGCGCCTTGACGCATACTCTCCGCAGCCATTCTATTTGCCACATTCTGGCGTTGTGCGTCCATCATGCTTTGTGCGCCAAATTGTGATGCGCCAGTTCTGGCCGCAACGTTTGCAGCTTCGGCAGAGGCGCGTTGGCCAACGTCAAACTGTGCGGCGCCAATTGCGCGATCAAAACCTCCCTGACGTAAATTTGCCGCCGTCCTAGCGGCCTGCTCATCATATAATCTGCGGGTTTCTGCCGCCTCAACGCCTTGCCTAGATCCGCCAAAGGCTCTCGCTGCTGTCGCCTGCGCACCCATTTGATTTAGGGCGCGTTCTTGCTGCCTAGCAATATCCGACAAAGCTTGATCTACAACCTGAGTTTCATACGGATTCGTGTATGGGGTCAAATCTGATCCCGCCACTTGCTGCGCAACCTGCTGGGCTGGAGTGTAACCCACAGCCGAAACATCTTGCGCTTGAAATCCCATACCAGTTTGAGCGTTTGTCATTGCTTGTTGCAATGCTCCGGCAGAAGCTTGGTTTATGTTAAAACCTGCTGTTGGTGCTAGTGGAGGAGTTGGTGCAGGCATTGGTTGGTATTGGGGTGGGTTTGCTTGAGGTGATGCCTGTGGCTGGACGCCAGCAACGCCGCCTTTGTTTTGAGCCATTGGCATTGCAGCCACCTGTGACGCCGCTTGAGGAAGAACGCCCGAAACTCCGCCTTTATTTGGCGCCATTGGCTGCGCTTGAGGCGCTGGCATTGGTGCAGGTGCTGGCGCAGGGGCTGGTGGTGCCATTGGTGCTGGTGGTGCCATTGGTGCTGGGGGAGGCGCTAATTGAGGGTCAGCGTATAAAGTGGCCTGCGGTAATTGTTGTTGAATTGGAGCTATTGGGGCCATTGGCTGCGAAGATTGCGCAGCTACTGGCGCTGGCGCCGCTAAAGATTCCGGAAGTGGTAATCTCATAGCCCTATAATAAGAAGCATCAGCAGGCTTTTGAGTAACGTTTGAAAGATCTGGTGGAGCGTAACCATTTCTCTGATACCAATCCAAAGCTTTTTGCTTGGCCTCTTCTAAATTCGAAGCTGTCTGAATGCTCTGCTGACCATTAGGTTGATTAAACGTGTACTGTGTAAATTCTTGCCCAGCCATCTCTACGCCCTTTTTAAATTAATAATATGACCAATTATCTTGGGCCACCTCTGTTAAACATTTCACTTGCGCCAGTAGTATATGTAGAATCCGGCTTATCAAATGCATCCGCTACCGTACTTAGAAGCCCAAGGAAGGGAGCGTCCGCAACAGTCTCAACTACATTTCCAAAGACATCCTTAACGCCACCCAGCAATCCCGTTGTTGGGTCATTCTGATTGTAGCCACCGCCAATATTCTTAATGCCAGCGGCAAGCATAGTAGCTGCTGCTAACGCGCCTTGGTCTGCTTTATTAGCCGCATCAAAATCACTAGTAGTTATTTCGCCTGCTGGTTTAGTAACCACCATTCCAGAATCTTCGTTAGTATAAGTCACTGGCATACCCGCATAAGCCGCAGCAACTTCTGCGTTGTAAGCTGGGTTTGATGTTTGCCCAAGAGTTTGAATATTTTGCCCGTAATCTGAAAACGCAGTGTCGATAGCGTTGTGGGCAACATCCTGATGCCCGCCGTAAGTTGTGTAAGTTGGATTGTAAATAATGGCAGGCTCGTTAACCCCGCCACCCATACCACCACCGTCGGCGCCCGCCTGCGCGATAGCCAATCTATTTGCGCGATCCAGTGCAGCTTCATCTGACAGAGTGTTAAACTGGCTGTAGTCGGTAAGCGGAGACGCATATTCTCCTGTGTATGGATTAATAAAGAAACTATCCATGTATGATTTTTGCGCGGGACGTTCCGCAGCAAGGCGATCTAATGAAGCCTGATACATTGGAGCCGAAGAATAACCCCTTACGCCGCCAGCATATTCAGTCGGCTTCTGCATACCGCCCATGATGTCCGCCTGCGTAACTGGAGCAGCTAATCCAAATGCGGACGCAGTGTCGGCAACGTTTTGGAATGAAGCCTCTTGCATAGGCGTAAAGGCCGCTACGTCTGGGCCGTAGTAAGGCACATAACCTAGTTGAGAAATTTTTTCAGCCTTAGTGAGATTGCGGCGCGCCGCCTCCTCAATGTACTCAGGTATCGTTACTGTTGATGACGTTGAACCGCCCTTACCGCCAGCCATTACGCAAACTCCTTAACATATGACGCATGTTGAGCTTCCCAACCATGCGCCTTTAGTGGTTTCTTCCATCCAAATCTGCCGGACATTGACAGTGACGAACATCCTTGAACTTTTGCCCATTGTATCACATCGTTATGCATATCCAAAATCTGGTCCAATTCTCCGCCGCCTAAGAAGACGTTTAATACTTTCTTTTTGGGATATACCACGATTTCCGTAACAATACACCCCCTTGGCGTAGGCCAAAGCTGCATGACACCTTTACTAATACCATCTGCAACATCTTCAAAAGCGTGAGTGCCGCCGGAATACTCTAAAGCCGCCTCAATCCACTTCTTACATCTTTTTATTTCTTTTAAACTCACCACGAACCACCAACTAAAGTTACTCTCTTCCAGATATGGGCAGAGCCATCATGTGAGCCGACACACACATAAATATAATTTGCATCCCAAGCTATCAAGCCAGCCTTATCTCCAGAGGCTCCAACGCTAGACGCAGGAGTAGCATTTTTTAATACAATTTCACTAAATAATTGAGATCTACTTACAACAGGGTATTTTCCGCCCCTATCCCACATAATAGTTCCATCGTCGGCAGCATTCTCACCACCAGTTTGCTGGACCAAGGCGGAGCGCGTCTGAGACATGAATTGCATCATCCTACGACCCCAAGTCTTCCAATCTTCGCCTCGCGGTTCTGGTGGTCTTTGCTGCTGGGTCATCTACGCCCGCCAGAAACAACATCTAATCTATTGACGCCGACCCGCCAATCTCCAAGGGAAACCGCGTTAATTCGCATTCTAAATTGACGCCCCGTAAATCGCATAGACGTTGGAGTTGACATATTAAACGGCCCGTAATCTCGCTCTGTTCCATTCGGATAGAAACGCGTTTTAAACGTTACGTTAACATCACCCTTAGTTTTTTCATCTGGTATCATTTCGGTGACCGAAGTGACTGTATCACCAGAACCAATTACGATTGGGCCACTCTCAACAAACGGCGATAGGGTGCCATAATCAAAACCAATGTCATGCTCGTATATTTTATAGTTAGACGCGTCTGCCCAGATAGGACTTCTAAATGCGCCACGATCAACGCCAGCGGTTCGTGGTAAAGAACCAATATACCAAGTATTTTCAATATAATTATATACGCAATATCGGTTATTTTCAGTTGAATCGGCAGATGGATAAAACCAAAAGATCTCACCGTAATTGCTGTTTGTAACTGCAAAAGCTTTACTGATTTGGGCGCGGTTCATATCGTTAAATACATGGTCTGCAACGTCACTTGGCACCTCTTGTACCAGACTTCCCGTGTAACTGTAAAACGCGTGTGGCCCCATCCAGAACGCACCAGCGTCAACCACCGCCACCGCCTCATTTGCAGCCAAACCACAAGATGTACCTACGCGCTCAATGCCATACACATATGGCGGTCCAATATAATTAGCAGCGTGTGCGTCGGTGCTTGTCAGTATGAGAGTTTGCCCTCGAACTTTGACGCCCTTCATAATCTGCCCGCTTGTATTTAGCTCAAGATCTCCAGCCTCATTCGTCGCTGCTGGCGTCCAAGTTGTGTTATTTTCGCGGTCACACCACTGCACCTTTCTGGGGTTGCCGCCTGCGCCAAGGGCAAATAAAAATCTTTCCTCAGTGACAACCATTGACCTATTGCTCGTTGGAGCATTAGCAATAACAGCAGCCGGATTAGATGTATTTAATTGCCATTCGTATAACTTGCCGTCATCCTCAGTACATCCTACGAGATACTCACCCCACGTATCCAAAGCCCAAGATGTTGCTGGCTGAATGCGAACTGTGTCCGGCCTCGCCACGCCGTAAGCGTAACTGCCATAAAGACCTCCACCATAACCCGTAAAAGCCACAGCATCAATGCGACCAGCAGTAAAGCTTGTGGGCGTTATGTCGTAGCGCACACCAGCGTCATTCCAAGCATATAATTTATTGTAAGTACCGCCAGCTATAAATCTAAGATTATTATTTGTAACCCAAGTTTTCATGCCGCGTATTTGAGCATTGGCAGCAGTCGTTGACCTTGTACGCCAGCCACCCATAGGACGCATTGTATTATCAACCCAACGCACTAAATTGGCGTCACGCCATCGCCCATTAGATTGAAAATCAGTTCCGTTTCTGTAAATACCAGCGGGTATATCTAATGGGATTAATGGCATACAGACCTCAATGCGGAGTTAAACTAATCGGACTATAGCACATTAAGCAATAAAATAACAACAGAGGCGACATGAGCCGCCTCTGAATTTATTACTATTTTTTTGTACCCTTACCCTTTTTAGGTGGGCGTCCCCTCTTACTTCCGTAAGTTCCCATTCCTTTTGGCATTATTTTACTCCTCTTCTTCTGTTTCTTCCGCTTCGATTGGAGCTTCAAGTGAACCTTTCAGCATATTGACGAAAGCCTCTTTGCCCACTCTAAGTTGGTCTAAATTAAATTCAGCAGAAGCAATTTTTTGCTGCAACGAATTTATGTGATTTATGCACATTTTAGATTGGTCACTCAGTTGGTCTTCTGTGTACTCAGTGCCGTCTATGTTGAACGTCATAGCCTTTTTTTCTTCAGCCATCGTGATCTCCTTTTAAGTTAAATTTATGCAGTAAATGAATTAGCCGCAGTAATAGCTTTGTCTATTTCTGTAAAACTTTCACTGCCCCAATCTTCGAGTGCTTTCATGTGAACGAGATAGCCGTTGCTTCGCGCTACACGCTCTTTCTTTTCGTCATGCGTCATGTCATGTCCGAAATCTTCACTAGTTGCATCACTGCCTTTAGCGTGGGTAGCGATAACACTATTAATTACTGACACACTGCCCAGCATTGCTGCGTGGTCCTGTGCGATTTGATCTGCTTCTCTTGCCATTGTGTTTATCCTTCTAGGTTTGCAATGTTGATATTGCCTGAGATTGATATACGTTCCCCATCATTATCATAAAAGGGAAACACCTGATGAAGCATAGTTGATGGAAACATAACCATGTAACCCTCTGCTTCTTTTTCCATGTTGTACGCAAAGGTTGACACCCTGCCCAACGTATTTGTGTAGCTAAATGCAAAGTTAGATATGTGGTTATCTGCATTCGAGTTGGCACAAATAGGAAGTTTCTTTTGCTCTGCGTAGGACGTAGGTATCTGCATCCATATGACAAAGCTGTAGACGCCACTGTGGTCATGTGGTGGGTTAAACTCATGCTGCTTCTGGAAGTTTACCCAGAGACTTTCCAAGTTCCAACCTTCACCCTCACGCATAGTTTCACGCCACGGTGCGCCATACGCCTCAATGTGGCTCTGTATAAACGAGGGCAGTAGCTCAGTCACAAACTCCTTGAGCAGGGGTGAGTCACCATCCAGCCTGATAGACGTACTGATATTACCTGCGAGTTCAGGCTTCATGTCCTCTGGTTGTTCTCGTGCTTCGTTCACAACTTTCCATATGTTGTCCACAACGTCCTCTGGGAGTTGTCCCTCAACAACCCCTACATTAGGAAAGTTTCTTTGTATTAGGTCCATGCTTAACCTTCTAGGGTTGCTATACGAGCAAGTGCTGCATCTAGTTTGGTTGACAGTTCTTGTACTGCCTTTACAAGTGGTATGACAAACATCTCACGAGATACTTGTTGCACCCCATAATGATCTTCTTTCCAACCAGCAAAGTCAGATACACCTG